CAATACATTTTTTTGATATTGGATTATGGATTTTTTTGTTGAAAGGAATACAATCATAATAAAATATTCTATATAGATAGTTATTCTTTCCTACATGTGAATGTGAAATTGTATATAAATCGTTAGCTATTGTTTCTGGTTCTTTTTTACCGGATTTATTATAAAGTATGTTATATCGTTTTATGAAATATCCACCATCAATTAAAATAGCTACTCTTATCGGTGTTTCTGTGTAAGATGTTCCTCTATGATTTACCATTATCCTAAATTAAAAAAAATGGCCTTTGGTAAAGCTTATCCGTTATTAAGAAGGGACAAACGTAGGCCAAAGGCATAATTATGTTGCTGCAAACATAATGATAAAAATTTCTTTTTGCAAATAAAATTTCTTTTTTGCCCAATATTTAACATTAAAACGGTGATTCCAAGAAGTCAAAGAACGCTTTCCCGTCGCCGGGTTATAAAAATTCATTTTTTTTTCGTCAGGCAATCCAGACCTCGATTTGAATCACCAGCCCTCCTAGTATGGTCGCCAGCAGGTCGGCATACGACCAAGCCCCCGGCTTCCTCCACTCGTCGACAGCCTCCTTGATACAGCCCGCTATGGCAGAGAACAGCACACAATATTCCGCCGTCGCACCTATCACGATGGCGAAGAAAGAGGCGATGACACCTCCTGCGATAAAATGCAGCAGCTTGTCGTGGGGAATAGACAATAACAACCCTTTGATTCTTTCCAAAATTTCCTTCATATTATTCGTTATTTAATCGGTGATAAAAATCGAGCTTGATACGGTCATAGACAGAAAATACATTGGTTTTAGCCCTGTCATCGTTCACCGTATGGGCATATATCTCGTTCTCGACAACCTCTGCCACCCAGTCTATCCATTCAGGATTGGTATAACATGAAAGACGTTTACCCCGATAGGTAAAGTAGTCGAAACGGCTGTTCCTGTCCTCGTACTGATTCGTGAGATTTCCGATAATTTTTTCATGCGTCCTATTCCTGTCGGATATATGGTTTTCCTTCCTAACTTGTTCGATAATTTCCAAAACCCGTCTGGCGGAAAGGTTGAAAAATTCACTCGTCATGTTCTTTATCCGAAGCTGCGTTTCCGGTCTAAGACCTTCCGATATGTCGGACAACATATTATTCTGGTCGTTCGTCTTTTCAATAAGCTCTTTCAGGGATTCTCCATAATCCTCCATACTCTTGGTGATAATCGATTTGAACCACTTGAAGCAGGCCACCATCATCATGGCCGACAACACCAAGAAGAATGCTGCGGTCATCACCAAGAACCCCTGTTCGCTTATCCCTCTGGCTACCTCCGTAGCCTCGTTTATCCCTCCCATATCAATGTTTCTGTTTTTCGATTAACAATCTGGCTTCCTCTTTGCAGGATTCCGCATAGGCGTTATAAGCCTTGAACTCCTCTGCTTTCGTATCTCTTTGCCGAAGTATCGCCAACTCCTCCGACAAGGTATATTTCCGACGGATCAATCCATTTACCGTTTCTCCGTAGTCCATTGGTACGGGAGATGTTTCCGTGCCGTTATCCGTCGCTTCCGGTGCTTCCTCGTACTCATAGACTATCGCCCCGTTCCGGTAATACATCACGGGTATTTTTCCGGGTATCTCTTCGGGAGATGGGATAATACCGACATCTATCAACCCTTCTCTCTCATTGTCGGCGTATATGCCTATAATCTTCTCGTTTTTAATATCTATATACATAATTATTCAATTAAATAGGATTGATTATTTCAATCTGACGCCTTACGCCGGTTCTTGAAGTAGAAAGGTTGGCAGCAAGTAACATATCTGGATCGTTCGACATGAAAATATAGGCCTTGTTGGTAATAGGTCTATAAAACCCTTCGTTTGTCGTACTCAAAATATTCGTACTTACAATGGTATCTGGTGTTGTCATACTATTTCCGTAAAATTCGGTGGTGTATGGGAAATTTTGATACGAGTTCCTTACACCGATATTTTCGGCAGAGTAGGAGTTATCTCCTCCGTCCGTCAAATGAACTGAATGTCTATACGGACTTTTAATAAAGTTAATATATAGTGTTTTGAAATTTATGTTATGAATATATGTATTATGAGATGTTGTAATTTGTGTGTCATTTGAGAAGGCCAGCTCTATCGAGTACAGATTATTATCTTCATCTACAATCTTGATATGGTTTTTGGCAGAAATCCAAACAAGTGCATACTTCACACTTCCATCTAGCAGGGTTATCCATCTGTCCCCCAATACGGGAAAGGATACGGCAGAGTCTATGGAATCGATAATTTCTACCGACTTGTCCTCCATCGAACACCGGAGTATCTGTTTATTGACACTATCGACCCCATATATATAATCATTTGTAATTAAGACTTCTTTGTTCTTGAATGTTCTGTATACATAAATAACAGGAATAGGTATCAGCTCCTCTGAAATGAATGTGCCGTCTTCCTCGTTCAGTTTGATAAGCCAAATACCGGTATTTTGGTCATTGTATTTCGTACATATGATATATACGGTATCATCGATTACCCTCAATTGTTCAGCCGCTTCGTGCCATCGTGTTCCATAACCCTCCAATTTGACGTCCCAAAACACCTCGTAAGTGTCCAAAGAAAACTTCAAGCACCTGCCCATCGTAAGCAGGTAACAAGTCTTGTCGTTTTTTATCTCTTTGAATCCTATATACCTTAAATCTGTGGCTTCAAGAAAAGCATGGGAAATGTAAAAACCATTCTCTTTGTATGCGATACTCTCCGCCGCTTGGTTCGCTTTATCGGCAGCCGCATTAGCGAGAGTTGCCGAGTTGTTAGCTTCCGTTGCGGCATTCTCCGCATTTCCTGCCGCTGTGTTGGCGTTCGATGTGGCTGTGCGGGTATCAGTAATAAGCCCTTCGAGCGTAGTTTGCATTTGGGAGAAACTCGACTCTCTTAGAGCTTCCGCTTCGGCTCTCTCACTCTCTGCCGAGGTACGGCTGCTTTCTGCCGATTCCCGTTTTGCTTCTTCTGCCGTCAACTTGACACCGAGAGCCTTTATATCCGAGGTCGCTTTATTGGCATTTTCAGCTGCCTCATTGGCAACTTTCGCCGCCTCTGTCGCAGGACGTTGAAGATCGGCGATTTGCTCCGGCGTAAAATCGTCGTAGGTAAAAGGGTCTCCCTTGTCTCCTTTTTCACCGGGCAAGGCAACCATTTCCTCCACCACAACGGCATCAGGCACTACCACCTGCTCATGAACGATTATGCAATCACTATCTGCCATATCACTTGATGATTATATTGGTTTTGTAAACATCGCCATAGTCCCATTTGCCGTCATCGAAATCGGCATCTTCTATCCAGTAATGCCTCTCGACCGTGAGCAAGCCATATCGGAAAGTCCCGGAATTGAATATGCCGTACAGCACGCCGTCACGGAACACACAGTTTTTACGTGTCTTTCCGTCGTAGCTCACTTCGCAACAACAACCGGCCTCGTCCTTGTAGATGAACTTAAACTTCTTCGTCTCGGCATCGATTGGACTCCCGTTCTTGTCCTCAAAGCCAATGGTAAACTTAATATCCTCCCACGAGTACTTCACTATGGGATCTTTGTCAATCATCGATCAATCTCCTATAATCTTAAATATGCTACGCTTGCTTATTGGCTTTTCGCAAACACAGCATTCTTCCGAATCATTAATATAGTACAATACTTCCTCTACATATTTCAATCCGATAGAATAAGTATCATCGGCTATCATTTGTCGTTCCTTTAATTCTGTATGCGAAGAATAAGCATCGTTGTTATTCATAGTTCCAAACCTCGTCGGCAAGCTATTACCGAATTTTACGACACGTGAATAGGCTAGATAGGCAACAGCTTTCTTCAACCCTCCGATAATGCGGTCTTCTCCTTTCTTCGACTTATACAGACCCCCATTTAGTAAGATTGTATCTTTACTCTGCATTATCTTTTGAAACAGAGTATCACCTACTAGATAGCGAATGTCTATATCTATCGCCTCGTCTATCGCTTTATTGGCAATTTCCTTATCTGCATAGCAAGGCCTTGCCAATGTCGATATATCAGTTGGTGTTATTAGTGCTGCCATACAACATCGATTGTATTTTAAAAGTATCAGACGTGAGTTCTCCGAATGGTTGTTCATACCAATTCTTGAATATAGATAACAAGGCTCTCGATATTGCCCTCTGCTCTTTGGTTACCTTACCCGAATAGTAGGAATAAGCGTCAGCCAATATATCACCAGAGAAGCCGAGCTTTCCTTTTCTTATTGCCAAAAATGCTTCTTGGTTGAATGCTGAATAGATATTATCTATTATGCTATCCGCCGTTACGGTAAATTCCTTATCATAATTGTTGGTCGACAAACTTATAAATTCAGGAGATTGCTCGTCAGCTCCTATCTCTATCTCTACTATCTTGCAGGCATTAAAGTCTCCCTGCAAGTTTTTCAACACAGGAGAATATTCACTTTCGTAACTCTCATGTCCGTAAGATCTCCTTTCATCGTCAAAATAATTCTCTTGAATATCTGTTCCTTTCCTTGTAATCAATGCCCCGCTCGGCAAGAAGTTATTCCGGGCGTTGCGATAACGTACATTGGCAAGTCCTTCATCTGTACTCATATCCGTGATAACAGGGTCATACACCGGAAGAGGGTAAACCATGTTGCCATTCCTCGAATACCATAACACCTGCCCCTTATACTCATTTATCCCAACCTCTTCAATTTCGGGAATTGCAGAATTGGGATCGAAAACATGAATGAAACTAATGTTCGACTTGTTGACTTGAACTCGTTTTCCATTCCTAGTTTCCTCACCAGTCCAGTTAGGGTGAATGGCTATTTCTGTCACTTTCCCGTAATCATTTGGCTCTTTAAGCCTCGTTGTAATGAAGGGGATATGATGAATGTTGCGAATCTTTCCTAATACGTCATAATTGGCATGTATTGCAAAACCTCCGAACTTTGCAAGATCATTTGCTAACAATCCCAACAAGTCATCTAGTGTATCTCCGCTTTTGTTGATTTTGTAATCTGAAATTATTTGAGAGTTGAATCCATTCCCTTCTATGAAATCTGCATAGCGAGACAAACAGCCGGAGGCGATAGACGACGATGCTACCACCTCGGCTAATTTATTGGGATACAAATTATCTTCACCATAGCTCTGTATATTCAGGCTACTCAGATAATTCGTGTTAATCCTCTTTTGAGGCTCCTTTACGGCTTTTAGATTCATAGAACTCGTCAGGGATTACAGAAAACATGGTTCGCAAGCCGGGGTTATTGGTCAGATATTCTTTGGCTATATCATCGGTAAGGTTCTCATTCGTGTAAACACGTGGATCACCGAACACTTGAATCACAGCTCCGGGTTTTAATACAAATTTCGATTTCTCTTTCATCTTCTTGTTCCTTTTTAAATAAGTGAATGTTTCAATCAATGCATCTCTATGCTTGTCCTTGCAGTTACATTTCCGAACTTCTTTTTTCAAGGATTCTTTATAGAGTTTCTCGATCGTTCGATTATCCTCCTGCGATAGGGAGTTTATTCTCCCCATCAACTCGGAGGATAATTTCATCGCTTCTTCATAGGTCATACACTGGAAGAAGGATTAACCAACGAATTAATCATCGCCAGCGTCGCTTCATAACTGGTCTTGAACAAATAAACTTCTGCCACAGGGCTTTCAGTTTCAGTCATGGTAACCTGCCAGCCACCTTGTGTATCCGAGCTATACGGGTCACGAGTCGCTGCCGTTGCGAACATGCCTTGTTTGATACCGAAAACTTCAAAGGAACTGTCTCCCTTCGCACCTTGTGTGGCACTAAGATTCTTCCATGTGTTTTCGAGAATCACGACATACTTACCATTGAACAAGGGGTCTATCACTGTTTCAGCAATCTTGGGACCTTTGTTCAATATCGTAAATTGGACATTTTTAGTTACCGTATTGGAAATTGTTCCAACGGCCAGTTCAGAGGTAGATCCTGTATATGGCGTATTTCCTCTTTGAACGATTTCATAGGCCTTTTTCCCGTCTTTTAGAACAAGGTCGGAAATCGTATTTGCACCAGAAAAGGTGGTGGCCGTAAAATCGATGTCGTCCCAGTTAATAATTATTCCTTTGTGCTCATACCCCTTTGTAATAGGATCGTTACAGCTTGGAACTATTCCTGCCGAAATCAAACTAACACAGTCTGTTGCCATTTCATTTTCCTTTCTTAAAAAATTATTTAGCATGCTACTTGAACTAACTCATCTTCTGCTATTAAAGTACCGAGGTCTCCTGTCGAATAAATTTGAGTTTGTCGTTTTTCACGATTGAAGAAAATATCCAAATCTGAAATCAATTCTCCGGGAGCCCCCACAAGTAAATTCTTCGGCGAAGTGTAAACAGCTCGGTGAGGAATGTTCAACTTCGTCTTATCATTTTGATATTTTTGAATCATTCTATCCCAAATCGATACGGAATAAATAGGAACACCATTGTATTGCGCCATTTGAACACCATCGAAGATAACTTCCCACGGCATTATCGTGCTGTAAGTCTTCTTCACATCTTGCGTCAATGCGTCTGCCAATGATTTTGTCATAAAAATAGCTGCCCCGTCAAGGGTAGAAATTCTTGGGTCTGCTTCCATCAACATGGAGTCTACTATGCCCGTTGCAACACCGGATTCTAATAATTTCGATTTTTGAAGGGCTGCCGTTGTTTGCGAATTTGCCGCAATTGCTGTTTTCTGAGATTCATTATCTGTAATTATTGCAAACAGTCGTTTCCAGAATCCATCGGCAACTGTAAACAAGTTGGTATTAACCCCGTCTGTTATCTGCCCACTTCCTCCGGTTATATTATTTGCGTCCTTGTCTCCGAACCAAATTAACCGCCACATCATATTTATCATGGCCTTTTCCAATGCCGGGCGATAGACAACATTCATATATTCGATAGAGGTCATGTCGCCCTTATCCGTGCCTGTTTTCAGCGTATATTCGGCTACTGTACCCATAATATCGTCATAACAGAGCTTTAAGGGTATTTCCCATTCTCCCAATTCCCACTCTTTTTCGTTAGCCTCAATGGAAGCAGATACATAAGTAGGATTACAACGGTTCGTCAGTTTCGTTCCGACATCTTCCATATCTCCTATGAACCCTAATTTCTTCCCGTTTCTCGCACTAGTCATCAATGTAAATAGCGCTTCAAGGCTTTCGTCCTTGAACGTTGTCATCGGAATTAACTCCTGCAACGTTTTTATCGCCCCATTATCAGGGGTCAAATCTTTAAAAGTTCCCATAATAACCTAAACAATCTCTTAATATTACCTATTTTCTTTTTCGCTTTTCAGCCTCATGGGCTTTCGCTCTCTCTTTCCTCTCCCTTAATTCCTTTTCAAGGACGTTTTCCTCTGCTACCGGCTCTTTCTTTCTAGCCAGATTTGGCTTAGGGGGCACATAATTGCTAGTCGTCACTCTGTCAAGCCATTGTTTGCCCCCTGCCGCTTTAACTTGGGCTAGAATAGCAGACTCCTCGTCGCTTTTTCCCTTCGCTCTTTCTGATTCCAGCTCCGCTGTAAGTCGAGCAATCTCAGCTTTAAGTGCTTCCACATCTTCGCCTCCATCAGGGACAGCTTCACGAATCTCGGTAATCACGCCGTCAGATACGATAATCGTTCTCCCATCGGGCATCAACCATTCCCCGTCAGGGCTGGCGGCATCACCTACCTCCGGGTCTCCTTCTTCTCGTTCTACTGTCAATACTTGCCCGTCCTCAGTTTGTAGCTCGATGTCTTTTGCACCTGACAAACCGAGTGCTTGCGCCAACACATTCAGCGCATCTTTCAGATTCTTTTTACTCATGTTTTTTTTATTTTTGTTTGTATTGGAAATAGCCGAAATCGGCTCGATTATTTCCGTTATGAATCCCAAATCCTTAGCTTCCTGCATGCTTATATAGCGTTCCTCTTTCATCAGAGTGGAGAGAACTTCCCTATCAGCCCCCGTGCGCTCTACATAGAAGTCAAGAATCTTATTATCCTCCGACCTCAAATCATTAGCTTTTGCTTCCAGTTCTTCCGCCGTGGCATTCTCTATAAAAATCACAGAATCGGGTATTGTGAATCAGAAGCCTCTGGTTCTTATATCCTTTACGTACCGAACCTGCGAGCAGGACTATCGTCGCCATAGAGGCGCACACTCCGTCAACCACCGTTATTATTTTTTTGCCGGTCGCCCTCAATTTGTCAACGATAGCCCAGCCCTCGGCTACATCGCCGCCCGGACAATGAATGCGCACCTCTATCGAATCGTCATCTTCCGGTATCTGGCTTACAAAATCGTCTACATCGATGAAAGAAACTGCATTGTCCCCGAAAAACTGCAATAATGCTTTTTCCGACTCGTTCGCTATTTGAGAATATATTTTTAATACCATTATCCAATCATTGGTTTATTCCAAATTTACGAAGGAATAACCTATCAAACAGAATGATAAGAAGGGATTCAACTGCACGGATTTTGCAGCAAAAAAATGGCGCATATCCTCACGGACACACGCCACTCGAAACACAACACATATAATTAAACAACGGAATCGAACTTTTTCAAGATGTAATAGAATTTTCTCGGCCTTATCTGGTACTCATCGCTCAATTTCTCGGCGATATACGATACTTTTAACCCGTCTCCCTTCATCGTTAGGAAACGCTTGTACATTTCAAGGTACTTAACATCGTCCAGATTGACTCCGGCGCGCCTCATCGCCTCCAATATGGGACGGCTTATTTCTATACATTCGTGTACTTTCATGAATTAAACAATTAAATGGAACCTAAATTCTCTACCACTTTAACTTGTGAACCCACCTTGTTAATCTCCGTAACGGAAACAATCGGGTGGACATCTTGCATGCCTCGTGCAATGGCTCGTGCAATCATCTCCTCGCCGAGAGCTTGACTGCTTTTTTCCCGAACTTGTATGGGCACACCTCCTCCGGCTACATTAATAGCAGACAGTAGCGGAGCGAACATGGAGGTAGCTTTTGCTGTCATCACGCTCTCACCGTTAGACAACATAGCGGGTATGCTGTCGCTCGTTCCCGTTCCGGAGCCTTCTACAAGACCACCATCGGCAAACTTGGCCGATTTGACAAGACTTATAGCCGTTGTCATATTTGCGATAACAGTAGCAATTGTAGAAGCAATAGCCGGTATATTTGCGGGGAATATTAAACCAGCGGCGGAGGCAACCCCTTCTGAAATTGCTTTCCCTGTATTTATCGCAATTTCAGCCAACGCCAGTGTCTTTGACAATATTGCAAAAGCCTTATTGTCCTCTCCAAGCTGCTCGAATAACCCCGATAGAGCTCCTGTAATTTGAGATGCCGCTTCGAACTTCGCTTGTTCTATTTCTATTTCCCTCTGGGCAAGTTCCTCTTTGGCATCCAAATATTCCTGCTGGGCTTCGAGTTGTCGGGCTTTGAACTCGGCATCGCTTTCTCCCTCTAACTGCTGTAAGGAATCAAGCCGTTTCTTGGCATTTTCAAGCTCGACTTGCAACTCATCTTCTCCGGCTATCTTGGCGGCTGCTAACCTGTTGGACAGTTCTAGTTCCAATGCTTCCATAGCTTCCTCTTTCTGCCTATTCCTATACTCTATTTCTAATTGTTCTGCTTTTGCTTTGTAATTATCCCGTATCTTTTGCTTTTCTTCTTCTGTTAATAATGCTGTTTCAAGCTCTTTATCCCTCTCTTTATTTAACTGCTCTATTTTAAGGTTTAATTCCTCCTCAGATCCTTTAACAGCAAGTTCTAGTTTTGTTTTAATCATAAGTGCGTCATGCTCCATCTGTTGCCTAGCTTGTTCATCTAACATTTTCTTTGTTTCCTCATCGATGATCTTTTGAGCAGCTATGGCAGCGTCTGCATTCGCTTTCTCTTTATTCTGTCTTTCTTTAATTATCGTGTTAATCTTATTATTAGCTTCAACTTGCATTTCAGAGAATTCAGATACACGTTGTTGATATTTAGCGATTTCATTATTAAGTGCTTCATAATCTTTAATTGTTGAATTTGACAAGCCCAAATTAGCTATTACTTGGTCGGCATTCGCAGTCCCGTTTTTTAGAGCTTCTATTTGCGCTTTTACTTCGTCAGTAACCTCTGTATATCCCAACATATTAGCAATTCTTGCTTCTCCTAACCTGTTAACTTCTTCTGCCGTTTGTTTTTCTAAAGCAAGAATTTCACGAGCAGCCTTTAACCTGTCGTTATCAGATTTAGTAGTATCATCGGCTATTTGTTTAAGCTCAGCAATTTTTGTTTTTCTTGCCTGTTGAACCGCAATAAGTTTTTTTTCTTCTTTCTCTATCTTATTTAAAGCCTCCCTTAACTTAACAGCTAGTTCAGTCTCTGTTTCTAATTCTTTACCAACTCCTGCGAATGCAGCTTTTGCGTCTTCTGCCGCCCCGGAAAAATCGCCTGAAAAGAACTTCATGATTGCACCCCCGAATTTAGCGAACCTATCTATAATTACGTCTAATGCTGCTTTAAGCCATGCGAATGCTTTGCTCAACTTTTCAGTCCCTTCTTGCGTACTTGTTAAATAAGCAACAAGAGAACCGAGCAAAACGACAAAAGCTCCAACTCCTGTCGATACAATGGCGATTTTTAGAATTTTCATTCCAGCTGAAAGCCCTGCTGTTGCTACCGTAGCAGCCTTTTGAGCTGTTGTCATTCCTGATAATCCTGAAATTGCTTCTCTGAAATCAGATCTGACAACCCTTAATTCACTGCCTACTTCTTTAAACTGACTAATAAGAGGAGCTATCGCTTGTTTAACTTGTGAAATAGCCGGAACATTTGTCTCTAATGCTTGCGAAAATGAGTTCAAATAATTGCCAACATTTCTGGAAAAACGACCTGTTGATTCTTCTGCAACTTTTAATTCATTAGTGACAGCATTAATCTTGTCTTGTAATTCTTTTCCTTTCGCAGAATCCCTTTCTGCCTTACTTAAATTATCATATTCAGCAGTTAAATTAGACAATGCAGCACGAAGTTGTCTCAACGAACCATCATGTTGCTTTTCAACTTTTATATTGTTCTGAATCTCTTTTCTCAATTCTCGCTGTTTTTCAGAATATCGAGTCACAATAGTCCTTGAATCTTCCAACTGTTCATTATATTCTTCATACGATATTTTTCCATCTTCGAACTGCTTTTTTAATTCTTTTTGCTTCTGCTTTTGCTCATCTATTGCCTTATTCAACATTAAAAGATTCTTAGTCGCTGCTTCCGAATCAATTTCAACTTTAACTCCTATAATAATCTCTTTCTCTGCCATAACCTAAAACATTTATAGTATTCATAATAATTTAAGTAATTCACACTCTGAATAATAGCCTTGCGACTTTATAGAGATAATAGCGAAAAATGCCGCATATCGCTCTATATATACAGGTATCGTGTAATCGATGTTTTTCAAATCTATCTCAGTAAGCCTGAATGTGTCCTTAATCACAAACGGCGACTTTATGAGATCTTGATAAGAAGATAGACCGAAACGTGATACCCGGTTTTGAAATTTAAGGTCTGAAAAGTCCAAACGGGCATCCTCCTTGCCTTGACTATCAAAAGAGATTACAAGCTGCATAATCCTGTCTCCGCAATCTTCAAGCTCTACTGTTGTACCGTCTTCGCTCCATTTGAAATATGGAACAGCTCTCATGTCCCCATTGTCACCCCCGGCAGTATAAGGAAGTTTCACTAAGTCTTTTTCATAGTCGAGAGTCTTATTTTGCACAACCATATAGCCGTCTGCACTCTTGGCGTTCTCGTTCTCCTCGTAACGGAAATAGTTCTTCTGTGCAAAGTCCCCAAACGTGTACGAGGTCTCTTTGGCCGTCCACCCTGTCGGGACTAATTTCTTGCTCCAATCGACCGCCTTGTCTCTATTATCTATTATCTTGTTTACGGATATGAAAGAGACACCGGTATCGCTTTTTATGGCGAACAAGCCGAACAGCCAGCATATTTGCTTTATGAAATCGACAACCGATATATCCGGCAGGTTCGAGCCGATCGGGTAATATTGGTTATAAGATACAGACTGAACATCTTCGCTAAAAATTTTTATAGAACTTTTTATAATACCTAATAACGCCCCTTTGTTTATACGTGTTCTAATTGTTATATTACTATATTCTGTAATATCAAAAGGTATAACTCCTTTATAAGCACACAATCCAATATCATTTGAGCTAATTTGTAAACTCTTAATATATTGTGCATTTGAATAAAAGGCTAATTCTACCACATTAAGAGTATTATGTTTATTTGTATAAATAAGGATGTCTAATTCCCAGTCAAGAGATGTTTCATATATTCTAACAACATCTCCGTATGTTTCTGTATTAGAAACATTTATACCATAAACTCTATTTATTTGGGTAAATTTTACATGCTTAATATCACTATCAAGTGTACCTGTAATATTCGCTTCAAAAAAATTATACTTCGAGCTTGCTTTCTGTGAGATGAGGGGCAAGTACAACAGTTCTATATATTGTTTATAGCTTCCCCAATCCATTGTAAGACCGTAATATGAGGCTATTTCTTCCAACAGCCTCATGCAATTGACCGACGGGTGTATAAATATCTTGTCTCGGTTGGAATCAACATCTATACCCGCATTATGACGGATATAACCGTGTGACAGCTGACCGTTAACCAGTCCGTTGTCGTATGTCGTAGAGCTGTTCCACGGCAAAGCCATATCGGCAAACTCCTGTATGCTCTTATCATCGTTCATGAGCTGAATAAATTTCTCACTCATTCCCCAAGTTAAGGCCACATCAAACCCATCTTCGCTACACGATATAAGAACGGCTTTTGCGTCAAATAGCTTTACCCCATTCCTGTAATACTCCGCATTGAAATAGTCCCTCATCATGTAGCTCTCATGACCGGCAACATCGGGAAAATCCAACAGCCGTATATTCTTATTCGTCCTCGGTAACTTTATCGTATAACTGTTCGAGGCTGTTATCTTGGAAATGTCCCCCAACAAATTGCTCTTGAAATTGAGTGTTATCTCACTGTCGCCCAAATCGACACTTTCACCCTTGATATATAGTTCCTCTTTCATATCTTTATTGTTAACTCTTCGGGTAATTCAATCTTGAAAACAAAATCTTGAAGTTCAGCACTCGTCCGCTCAAAATCCCCAGTCTGTACATTTACTCTGATAAACGCATTTGCTTTTATATCAAACATGTAGACCATCGGGGAATATAACACTTCTTCAACATAATCATATATATTTTTTTCAGCCAATGGGAGAGCGAGGGTTAATACCCGTTTCGCAGTTTTATTCCATTGATTCACTGTATCGTTCAATCGTAAATCGTAAATATTTTTTTTATTATATTCTTCTCCATCAACTTTAAGCATATCTCCTTTTTTCTTAAAAAGGAAATAGCTCTTGCCTCCCCAATGATTAAGCCACATAAGATATATCCCACTTATACAAGTATCTATATCTACCTCATACTTAACATTTGACGATTGATTTAATAAAACGAATGGATAATTATTATATGTATTAGTATTAAATGATTTAAGCATTGAAACTGTATAATTGCCATAATACACACCCGATGAATTAAGACTAATCAATGCGTTCCCAGGTTCTCGATGTCTGTATCTAATATCTGATTCATTAGAATATTTAACTGCTCCTCCTATCATTAAAGGAAAGTCCAAAGAAAAAGGGAAATTAACGAAACTCTTTACCTTTATACTACGACCTCTATCAAATATAGAATCATAAGGTCTCATCGCACCAAATATAATCGTATAATTATCTATACTATATACATCTGTACCATCATTTGTAATTACATTAAATGATAAACTCAACGTATTAACACATGTTTCTGATTTTCCGTCTGAAAATGGATTTAATCTTTCTAAATCAATAAATTCACGTAAAATATAACTTATGTCTCTTTTAGCCCCTGTAACCTCGTTGAACACCCATGTCTCCCTATATGATTTCCCCTCTTTATCTGCAATAGATATTTCAACTTTATTAATTTCAGTCATTGGCGCACCAATTTGAACTATGTTCGGAGAAAATACATAGCCAATATCATTCAGTTCAATCTGCGTAAATTCATTACTACCATTAAGAATCATAATCTTTCTAATATTTCAAGTTTATACTCTAAATAAATCTTATCTTCTACCCGTCTAAGAAACTCATCTATAAAGGGAGTGTAAATGTCTGCTCGTCCTCCTTCCCTATATAGCTTCGTACCCTTTGTGGCTATCGTATGGCTTATACCCCCCCCTGCCATATTCAGGCTTCTTTCCTCGACCGTATATTTCGGTTGCCAGTTCTCAGACGGTTGGCGAATGTATGGAACTTGCCTTACCGATATTCCTTTGTCAATAATCCATTGCCTGATAATATCTACCATATTAGATGGAACACCCCCCGCAGCCCTACCTTTCTCAACCGTGGAAAATGCAGGTCGCCCTAGTAAATAGGCTTCGATTTCCTTTTCATTGCCTTCTATATAGACCTCGATACTATCGGCCGTCTGTCCCGTTACCGTTGTTCCGGTAGCTCTCAACTGTTCTACAATCTTGCCTTTGAGCCACTCCAATTCTTCTTGTAGAATTTCCCTTATACGCATTTTCCTATCGATTCTTTAAGATTCAAAGAAACTGATACTCCTGAACACTGTATCGCCATATCCCTGATTACATCATGGCAACTCCATGCGGTTATTGGTTCAAAATATCGGGTGTCGTTTACCCGAACAACAAATTCCTCAACGGCAGAACGCATTCGCTCTATAATAGTATTCGTATCTTCTCCTTCCGGATCTATTCCCTCATGGTCGAGAAAGAATAACAAAGGCTCTATATTCTTCTTCAACATTCCCGAAACTGTTATTTCTCCTCCTCCATTGATAGGCATTACATACAATACGGCAGGAAGTTGTTCCGGCTGTTGAAGCCACTGGTTCAAATGATATATATCTCCTATTGAGAAAGAGAAGCCCATAGCCTCTACGATCTCCCTTATCTTATCCTCCATCATTTTTTCTTGTAAATTAACTTTTGCAATCTCCTTTGATAAGCTACTACTTCGTTATCCATCTTCATACATTGATAGATAACTACCCACGGCACACATTGAAGAACATAATCATGATCTATTATTCCCATACGTTTTGCATAAGAATCGACAATACCGAATGTGCCAAAATTCAACGATGTTACTCCTGCGGCTATCTCCTCCGATGAATAACTCATTGTTTCACCGAGCGCCTCAAACATTTTGGAAACCCTCTTAACCTCATCTATAATCCAATTTCTATATCCAGCTGTGACAGATATATCAGCTTTCAAAACTTCCTCCTCGGTAAGTCCCTCAACAATCTGCATTGGCTTTATAAATTCTTCCGAGGTCGTCTTTATTTCCATTAACTGCAACAATTCACCGTACATAATACCGTTTATGTCTGTTTTTAATGGTTTTCCTTTGAATGTAGAAACTCTTTTAGCTCCTTTTACACTTTCTACCGATTCTTCGGTTAAACATTCCATGATAGCTAAAAAATGAGCAGTCGTACATGTCTTTCTTTTTTCTCTTTTCATATATTTCCGAGTTTAAATATCTTCTTATGTTGTGGCGGTGTAAACAATCTATTGAGGGCTACATAGCGGATAGCATCTAGCGAGTGATTGAATAATTCGATAGGCTCATTTGTAGGTTCTCCATCATCTCCTTCTTTCCACTTATAATTTGCCAGCTCTTTCCTTATATTCGTACTTCGCCTCGTCACATGCCACTTATATCTTTTCAAGACCGAAATACCTAGTCTTATACTATCATTCCCTTTCTTCGCTCCCTCTATCCTAAGCCCGAACCTCTTCAATTCCTCTATGCTCTTAGGTTCTGCACTATCGGCGATAATGGTAATGGACACCATTCCATTTTGTCGAACGACTCTCGAAATATCGGGATTGGTTACCTTTTCTTCAAATATAATCTCATCAATCCATAAATCGCCACCAGATAAACGAACATCAACCAATGCCGTTGGATCGTTATATCCAAAATCAAGTCCCATCCATCTACCCTTGTAATTATCAGGCATAGAATCGACAATATCATAATTGTCATAAACCATACCTCGGAGTCTTCCAGTCTTTCCCCTCGCATATACACGGTGAAGCTCCTTATCTTCAATCCCTTCTATCTTATCATGCTCCTCTTCGGAGAGAAAAGTATTGTGGCGATGATCAGTAATGAATAGCTTTGCTTCTGGCTTCCCTATTATCTTATCATGTACCCAGAAACGAGCTGTCGGGTTATAATCGATAAATATCTGCTTTCTTGTACGAATGGCAAGCTGCCAATATACAGGATAAGGTATACCATTAGCTTCATTGACAAACAAATAATCTCGCTTTCCACTCTTGGCATCCTGCTCATTCTGAAACGAAGCAAATTCTATTATGGAACCGGTAACGCACTTTACAATTCTGTCGCTCTCGTTGAACGAGAACTTATCAGAGCAAAAATCGCTATTACCTATTATCGTCTTGACATCTCGATATGCTCCCTTCTTCAAGTTAGGTATATCTTGTCCGACAACAGTTATAACTTTATTGACAAAAGAGAGAGCATAATATACTAGCAACTGCAATATCGTATAGGTTTTGCCAGAAGACGTTCCACCCTGATTAATTATTATACGCTCGTTACTATTCATCATGCTGTCAAATAAAGGCAAGGTTGCGAATATGTCAGTCGGCGATGTCATCTTCACTGTTGGCTATCGGTGGTGTACCTTCTTTATGTACAACAGATATTTTAAATCCGCTTATGCCATCATCGACAGAAAGCCTATTATCCTGTCTGTTTTTCCAATTTTCAGGGTCTAAGTTCGTCAAAGCAAATATAAGTGCACCAGTATCCGGAGGGAAGTGCTTCGTTATTTTGCTTGACTTTACAAGCACTTTACTCCCGTCCTTTAAAGTTCTATATTCATTTTTAGACTCTTCAATCTCATAACCGGCAGCACGCTTCCAAAGTGATTGCTCCAACGTTTGAACGATAGTTTCACGAAACTCTTTTCTCGCCTTTTTTAAAGAGTCCGAAAAGTCCGGATAAGACTCTAACCATTCGTAAAATGTACTCTTACTTATACCCACCTTTTTACAGGCTAAGATATTAGAATCGCCCTCCCGTATACAGGAAATGATGTCATCTTTGACATCGTTAAATTTACCTTTGCTCATATCCTAAAACAATAACCTAAAACTTATATAAATATACTAAAAATCAATCTGATTAGCAAGTAAATTCTTGCTTTATTTCAGATCGAAGTCGCCCCTTCTCAGAGCCTTCTCCATCTTCCGGCTGTACTCCTCTTTCAATATTTCAATGTCCATGATTTACTTGTCTTACACAATTATTTCAATATCAACTCTCTTGGTTCTTTATCTTCCCATTTTACTTCTGGGAATAAACTGTCACTTAATACAACAACAGTAGTATTTTTATCTTTAAATCCCCATGTATACTTACGTTTAAATGGTTTAGTTGAGTACATAAACAATTTTCCACTTTCGTCCCTTGCTATCCACATAACTTGCTATTTCTTAATAATTTCATCATTTATAATAAACTGACCTCTAATTTCTGTCGGCAAAATATTCGTGATATTCGCTCTATGTTCTTCACCGTGCATAGATTTTAGCAACGGGTGTATTTCTTTGGGCATAGGAGCGGGACAATCTTTGCAATGTACTACCATTTCAAAATGTTGTTTTTGTCCATTCTTGTCCTTACTACCACAGCATTCACAATGAATAGGATAATAGAAATAAGTCCTTTCTAATGGCGCTTCTTTGCCACAGATTTCACATTTACCAAATTCAATTTCTCCCATGATTATTCCAAAGTTTAACTAATTGTTTTTCTGTATATGGTTCATTTACACCCATATTTGCATTCACATACCATATTCCTATGGAATCAATGAGTATGAATCTATTTACATCTACCCGGTATATCTCATTATCGGGGTATGCTTCCTTTACAGCAGTTGTACAGTCTCCATTTGTATAGCAGCTTGTTAGTATAAGCGATACTAATAAAAGCAATAGGAATTTCTTCATAGTTACTCCTCCCACTCGATTTTAATGGTTGTAATATAGCCATATTCTATACTTCTATTTTTCAAGGCATCTTCCTTAGTTAAATAAGCACAACAAACTGTATCCTCGAAATCTTTATAGATATTAATCCACCCCTCTTTCTTCTGGGGGAGCATCATTAAGTCATCTTTATATGTCGCGTCATCTTCAATTATAACCTTACCTTTTTCATTATAACCATATATGGTTTCTTCTTTGGCAGTATCTTCTACCAAAGCAATGATTGGATAGCTTATGCCCTTGAATAAAAGTTTCCTATCAAAGCAAATAATCCTCGCCTTTCTCCCGTCTCTTGTGCAGACTGGCTTACCAGCTTTGGCTGCTTCAAGGTCAAAGGGTTTTAGATTCAATTTCTTTTCTTCCATATTTTCTTTGTTTTGTTTGGCTCGAATATCTACGATTCCATTTACCTCATCGCATGATATATCTTCGTCAAGAATTTCATCTGTTATTACCAACGGAACATGCAATTTATATTTTTGCCTTGTTAATCCATACGCAACATAAGGGTCTCCGACCTCTTCAAGTTTCTTGAAGATTACAGATTTACCATCTTTTCTATTACTTGATAAACATTCTCCTCTTATCTTAAATGCATCAATACAATGAATATTATTCTGGACAGTTAAATTACAATTCTCACATCCAAAAGATTTTGTATGAATACACTGATACCATTCTCCGTTGTACTCAAATATTTCTCCTACTTGTCTTTCCATGATTATATTTCATTTTAAATCGAATATCTTGCTTGAATCCCTAATAGAATCAATAGACATCTTGGCACTCAATTGCTTCATAAATTCAGCAAAATCCATCGCCCGATTCCAACTAGACCATCTATGAGTAATCTCTACTAGTTCAAAAGCATTTAGTAATACCAATTTTTCGTTTTTCTCTCTCAGATCATTTACCGCATTTCTTACTCTGTGATAAAATTTGTCATTATATCTTTTTGCGTTATATGGTTCCGCACCTTCTCTTGGTTCAATACTTCGGGGTTGTCGTGGATGTTGCCGAGAACATAAGAATCAAAATAAATCCTTCTTAATGGAATAGGTCTGTTTGAACTACCAATCTGACGGTATTCAAAAACGCCATTTTTAAAATAGACTTCAAACTTGGGTTCATACGCTTTAACTTGAAATATGTCACCCTCGTAGATTTCTTTTCCGTCGGCGTCATACAGCCCCGTGAACTGACCTATCGTTTCTCCACGGACATCGTATCTAATCTCTTGATTGTTTTTGTAATCTACGATTTCGCAATTACCGCTATCGTCAATTATCAGATTGCCGTAAGCCCATTGCCCGTTATCGAATCGTTTGCCACGAAAATTAATTGTCCTGCTCATTGCTCTCCTCCTTTCATAAGTTCGGTTTCTCTCATATCTGTATGATTTTTATAATTTATTGAAATAAACTGACTTGTATTCTTTTCAAGACCTTTTCATTTGCGTCGTTATAAAATTGCTTGTTGACCTCGAAGCCATATGCCTTTCTTCCCAATGAGGCTGCCGCATACAGGGTCGTGCCGCTTCCTGCGCACGGGTCGATGACAACATCTCCCTTGTCCGTGAATATCTCTATCAACCGTTTGAGGAGCGGGACAGGTTTCTGGCAAGGGTGGCATTTGGGCGTGGTGTTGTCCCTCACCCAGTCGAAGCAGTTGAATATCATTCTCCCGTTGTTGTTGAATTTGGGCAACTTGTCCCGATAAAGGATAAGACCGTATTCGCAGTTGCCGACGACCTTCATGTTTGCCTTCAACACTTGCGCCGAGAAGTCCTTGCGGAAAACCAGCGGTATGTAGTGATTTAACCCGTATTTGCGTCCTAACTCTATGAATTTGAACTGTTGTTCGTACTCGCAGAACAGTATCATGCAGGGGGATTTGCCGGCTTCTTTCGGTTCTTTCACGAGCATTTTGGAACAGAAGTGCATGAACTCGGCCGGACGGAACTCGCTGTCGGACGAGAAGAATTGTTTGCCTGCCAATGCGCTCTCGCCGTTTTTGTTGTCTCCGTCGATATACCATGCGGGGTTGCTGGCGTAGGCGTTATTCGCCAAATTATACGGCACATCTGCTATAATCAGCTGCGCTTTTGGCAGCCCATAGACTTTATAATTCTGGAACGAATCGTTGTAAAGCTCTATGTCTTTCATACTTAACTTTCCTTTTTGCTGTATTTGTCGATAATTTCTTGAATCTGATCGGGTGTCGCTTTCTCCTTTTCACGTAGCTCTCTCTCCCGTTCCTTTTCCTCCTGCCGTTTCTTGTCCTCATAGAACCGCAATAGTTTCTCTCTGTCGGCTCTGAACTCTCGAAGAGACCTTGTTATCACCATAGGGTCGAAAACTCCGTAGAACGTACCGTAAAGCCCCTGTTTGAACCGCTGGAAGAATACCATGAACTCGGTAAGTTTGAAATCGCCATAGCCGGAGATGATGATACGGGCTATCTCCTCGTATTCCTTTTCCGTCATTCCGTCCTTGCGGACTCCCGAAAATTCGGCGAGGTCGAGAAGCTGTATTTCCAGCCACGACTCGGCGATGTGACTGCCGAACGTCCTCGATACACGGGCTATGCTCGGAGCTTTGCCGATAAAGCATCGTTCGAGGCTCTGGCAATAGCGGCCTTGATTGTCGGGGCTAAAAAGGCAGAGCAGATTCTCCCCCGTCTTGTAGGTTGCCAGTATCTCCCGTTGCCAGCTTGGTGGCGATGGCTTTTGCAAACTCTTCAACTCGCTCCTGTTTAGTCTTTCCGGTAGCAGCTCTTCTATTTTTTTCATACTTTTTCTCGTTGTTTGCCCATGTGGCGAGCCGCTTGGAGAGCTCCCATGTGGGCTGTTTCTCGAATCTCATTTTCGTTTGGGAGGCGTTCATCTCCGACCAATAGTCGAAGAATGCCCGAAGCATTTCTTTCCCGTACTTGTCGGCATAAGGGATAAGGGAATGATAAAAGGCTTCTTTTCTTTCGTGCGTGGCGGCGGACGCCGCTTTTTTCTTTATACTCTCGTTAGAGAGTATTTCTTTTTTTTCTTTTTCTTTTATTTTCTTTTGTGGTATTTTCTCAGAGTTTATAGGCATTTCCTCGGAGGAAATATGTTTTTCCTCGGAAGAAATAAGGGAATATTCGACAAAATCGCATTTCCGATTGATCTGTTTGCAAATGTCCCTGTATCGTTCCTGTATTCCTTTCGATGACAACACATGTTCCATTTCAAATAATTCTTTGGAAAATAACCCCAGTGCCAGACAGCTCTTAATCACTTCTGATATATATGCCTCTTCAAACCCGGTCTGTTCCGAAATAATGAAGGGCAACTCTTCGTCCCACATCATGTAGTACCCACCCTTGTAGATAAGACATAGCAGGAGAGCATATACCGTCATAGCTTTACCGCCTTGATACTTGATTAACTTTCGTATTCTTATATCTTGAAATGTGTCTATGTCAAAAGGAAAATAGTCCAATCCCATTTTTCTATTTCGTCCCATGTATATTTAGTTCCTATTTTCTTTTTATAAACTCATGAATTTTACTCATAATATGACAATTTCCACTGACGTGAAACGGTTGGGAAACTGTAAGATTGTGCTCATAATTGTTCTTATTTATTACATGGTAAATTTAATATATTATTTACTTTTTGACAAATATAAACATCTGTAAATCAAATGATTAAACATTTTTTTTAATTTGTGGTTTCAGTGATTGAAAATGCCCACCCGTTCAGGGTCTTGTGCTTGTCAATCTCACCGGTTTTGCATAGCTCGTTTATCTCAGGTTTGAGTGACCGGATAACCACCGACTGTATTTCGGTAAAGCTCGCTATGGAGGGCTCCTTGTTATTCTTTTTCTTTTCCTCGATAATGGAGGATATAACTTGCTTGGCTATAATCATGGCTATTCTTGTTTTAACAATTCTGGGTTATGAGAATACAGCCGGCAGGTACTTGTGCCGGTAAACGTTTTTCAGATAGGTTATCATTTGGTCGTAGCTCTTGATAAAGCCCTCGTTGATAAGGTCGGCGACTTTTCTTTCCAGCTCGTACAATTCCCGCTGTTTCTTTTCTTCGCCGTATTGGTTGCGGATATTCCTTTCATGCTCGTTGAACACAATCCAGTTCAACGCTTCGCCTACTTTCTGCATGGCTTGGGGCATGAAGTCTTTCCGAACGATCTTTGAAACGGCAGAGCCTAGTTTGTTGTAGGCATCGCCGGCTTCGTTGCGGTACTTTATCATTTCGTCTTGTACGAATTTCAGAACCTTTACTTTGAATGCGGGATTTAGCCACATCGCAAAATCTAAAAACATAAGAGGTGTCATCCATGTACCTCCATTTTTACCTCGTGTTACCACAACTATAGATTTTGGAAAATCCTTATAATCATCACTTTCTAAAAGACGGGAATTCCCGTCTTTAAATTCGGGTTCCTCCATGAGAGCTTTAACAAATTCTCTCGTTTCTTTTAATCTGAGATAATCTCCTATCTTCTTGGTATTATTTTTATTAGCACTATTCCACTGCACAATCAAATTCGTACAGTCGAATTTACCGTCACAAGTCCGTTGAGATACTTTAAAATCACCCATTGGACGAATCATAATTTGGTTCGTTTTCATAGCGTATTTTCTTTGTTTATTTCAGATTCAACGACTTTGTATTTAATAGGCAATCCGGAGCAGGTGATGGCGAGCAGGGCAGAGTCCCTTTCTTCTTGGTTGCTGCGACTCGCATTGAACGCTATGCCGCTCATCTGGCACAACCGCTTCAATTCTTCATGGGTGATCTTGCCGTCTTTCCCTTGCCAGCACTTGCGCAACGGGGATTGCTCCATGACTTGTATTCCGTAATGCCTCAGCATTTCGACTATCTTGCGACCGGCCTCTTGGTTGCGACCTACATGCTCGCCTTTCTTGGCTGCGCTCGCCCGTGTGTCTTTCGGTGACAAGTGCCAGTTGGATTTGTTTTTCCAACCTGCCTCGACATATACCGCCACTCGTTCATCGTTTTTCTTGCAGTGCTCATGAAGTTTTTTTATGCCCTCTACCAACAAGGGGAATGGGCAAACACTCATCTCCATTTTCATTTTCCTTGTGTCCAATACGGAGTAGCCGCTATGCTCAACGTCGGGGTCTATCCCTATCACTACATCGTATTTGCGTATTCTGTTGTATGTGGCCTGTTCTTCCATTTTCAAAACAATTTCAGTTGCGTGTAAACTTTTTCTTTCGGTCGTTTTATATTGCCGATTTGGCTCTCGTGCACAAATATTTTCTCATCTTTCAATTCTCCCGATCCTTTGCCGGATAATAGCGAACGTTTTTTAACTGAATCTATGCAAACGAAGTCCTCCGGCATTTGGTATTCCGAAATATACACGGGCATTCCAATGTTTCTTGCCCAATCATAGAACTTTTCATGGTCGAAATCCGATAAATATGGATTTTTGCCTATATACGGAATATCACAGTAGACAACGCTATCGACATTTATACTCATGTTCTCATAACTCGCACAAGAAATATTCAGACTTTGCAGACTTTCCAGTCTTTCCAGACTTTGCAGACTTTGCAGTCTTTCCAGACTTTGCAGACTTTCCAGTCTTTCCAGTCTTTGCAGACGATTTAATATTGTATAATAATTTGTCAGTTCATAATAGTCTTCTTTAAGGGGCATGAACTCCTGCATTTTCTTATATTGCTCGAATGTGGGGAATGACCATTGCGATTTACCGAAGTAATGCCGTTCCATATTTGTCCCGAGCCTATCACCAACATCACGTTGTTTTAACCCGCTTTCAGACAGCGCATTTAACAGGTAATTACGCAGTCTCTCTTTCTCGTCTTCAAATGACTTGATTGTATCACCTCCTACGACAATGTTATATATCCTTTCATAATCTCTCCGCTTATCATCTACCAGATCCAGCCAATACTTTATATATTTTGTTTTAACTTCGGACGAGTTTGATTTCAGCCAATTCCCTATCTCTACCTTTCTTTCGTATGACGATTCTTTTTGCGATTTTTTCGGATAAATGCCCATCGCGTTAAATAACGAATAATCCTCGAACACACATGCGTAATGTAACGCTTTCTTGTATGGCTCTATTTCTTCCGAATATAAATAATTCCTGCAATTATTACCGAAAGACCAGCAAGATGATACATAAGCGTCACTTCCTTTCAATTCTTCGAAATCATTCCGGCTAATCCACCTCGTCTCGTCCTTGAATTCTCCATTTATTGCGGACAGAAATAATCTTGGGTATTCGACGAACAAGTCATTCGCATATATGTTATTGAATTTCCCCGATAATAATGCGGCGTGTGTCACAGAACAGCCACCGGCGAATAGGTCGTAAAAATTCTCAGCTTTCGGGAAATGAGAAACTATCCATTCCGCTATTTTGTTTTTTGATCCTTTATATGGTAATCCGTAATTCATATATCGTTTCTTTTTGTTCGGCAGGCGGGACTCGAACCCGCAACTGTATATTCGCTCCTTATACTCGACTTATACCGCTCTCCCGTTTGAACCACTGCCGATACCACCTAAAACACTTATGGCTAATTTCTCCCCGCAGTTTCTTTCTCCGTATGGTGCTCGACCACGTACCCGGATCGGCTTGCGGGGAATGTCTCACATTATGCTCCTATATCAGGTCTATGATTTTGGTTTTCACAATTCCGTCCAACCTCATGTCGTTAAGGCCTAGTCTCATGTGTTCTTGCATGAGGCGGTTGGCTTCGGTGATGTCTTTGGCGCAAACGAGGGTGTAGGACTTCGTTTCCTTTTCATTGCCGTTGTCATCGATGAATATGTCTATCAACGTGGCTTTGTAGAAAGGCTTGCCTTCTTCCTTCTCGTTGACTATCTCGATGACTTTCGAGCGGGTGATAGAGATTACATCGCAATTTCCGTTGTATTGTTCCAGGCCGTTGGCCTCGGCCTCGGCAAATAATCCTACATCGGTGATGAAGTGTTCGACGACTTCTTTCATCTCTCCTTTGCTGTTCTCTTTTTCTACTTTCAGTTTGATTTCGTAAAACAT